ACAATATGCCTCCACTTCTTGAGGCATCATTGAATCCTGATGGTACTGGTGGTACGGAAATTATGGGTCGTGCTTGGCAAGATTTAGTTCTTCCTGCGGCACCAGACCTTGCTGACTGGCACTGGTGTGTAATTCCTGGCGATAACATCATTGCTCCAGATAATTCTAACATTGTTTGGTTGCATCCTCATCATATGGAAGAGGGTCTTGAGCAACTGATGGACAAACAATTCCAGAAACACTTTAAGGCATATGTCTTTGTTTCTGACTGGCAGTATGAAAGATTTATGGAAAGATTCCAACTTCCAATGGAGAAGTGTTATGTTCTTAAAAATGCAACACAACCATTTGAAAAGCACGAAAAACCAAATGGCAAGTTGCAGTTGATGTTCCATCCAAATCCAATTCGTGGATTAGATGTTCTTCTTGAAGCAATTAAACTCATTCCTGAAGAAGATTTTGACCTTCATATTTTCCATGAACTTGATCCCGATGAACGCAAAAAGCAACATCTTGAAGGTATTCAAACATACGAATACTCTCACGTTGGTCCACAAGAAGAAGCATTCCTTCGTTATTGTCTGAGACTTGCACAAGAAGATAAAAGAATCGTTCGTCATACTCGCACAAACAATTCTAAAGTTCGTGAGCAACTAATGAAGACTCATATTTTTGCCTATCCGGCATACTTTATGGAAACTTCGTGCATTTGTATGATTGAGGCACTTGCTGCTGGATGTTCTGTTCTTACCAGCAACCTTGCTGCTCTTCCCGAGACGGGTCTTGGTTTTGCACGGCAGTATGGTTTTATTCCTGACCGACAAAAGCATATTGAACGATTTGCAAGAGAACTAAAAAGAACGATTACTGAGTACCGTGAAGGTAAGTTTGATAATACTCAACAAGTTGAGGTGTGCAATAAATATTATAGTTGGGACACACGAGTTGAACAGTGGGTTCAATTTTCAAAAGAACTATGGAGAAAAAATTAAAAATGGAAACAAAAACTGAAACTTTAACATTACCAGTAATGCACTTATATCATTTAACTGCTGATCCAGCAAATGATACTGGATATACAATGGAACAAGTGACTCAAATGCTTGAAGAGCATGGTGCAGAGTATTTGGTAGAGGCAACAATCACACATCCTGTTCCACCTCCTTACAGTGTAGAGAATGATATTGCTGCTCATGAAGCAAGAATTACTAATAATCAAGAGACAATTGCTAATTTAACAACTCAACTTTTGGATCTTGAAGAAGGGACTGATGAATATTCTACGATTCAAGAGCAAATAGCATCTATTGAATCCGATATTACCTATTGTGAGGAGCACATTGCTAATCTACAGACATCTTGACTTTTATCAAAAAATACTCTATAATACTCTTGTCTTTCATTTCTTCGTATCTTTGAGAATGAAAGACTCTCTTCGGTGGTATAATAGAGAGGGTTTTATACCCTCTTTTTTTCTTATATAAATTAATATAAAATCTTATAAAAATATGAACTTTGCCGTATATTCTAAAGACGATTGCCCCTTTTGTTACAAGATTAAAACTGTTTTGGAGTTGACAGGAAATAACTTTGTGGTGTATAATCTTAACAAGGACTTCACAAAAGAAGAGTTCTATGCTGAGTTTGGTGAAGGTTCCACATTTCCACAGGTTATTTGTGACGACAAAAAATTGGGCGGTTGCACTGACACCGTTAAGTTTCTGAAGGAACAACAAATGGTATAATGTCAGACATAAATAATGATATAACACCGAATCGTGGTGTAGAACTTATACTTACTGGAGGAAAAAGAAAACAACCTAAACTTTTTCATCTTATATTCGAGAAGATGATTTCCTTTCTCAAACGAGAAATAACCATCTATTTTGAATTTTCGATAAAGTCAAGGAAAGTCGAGTAGTTTCCCAGGAGAAAAAAAATGTTGGCAACTAGTTTAGTTATAGGTTCATTCTTAACCGTACTATTTTTTATAATGGGTCTCTTGTTGGGTTGGGTCGGCAGAGAATATATGATGACTCATCAAGAGGGTCCAAAGCAAATCGCATATCATCCAGAGTTTTATGATAAGGACGGCGATCTTATTGATGAAGAAATCGTTTCTGTAAGATTTGAACCCGGATACTTTGATGATGACGATGATGACGATGATGAAGAAGAATAAACTCTAAATATCATTAAGATTATAATTACATATTAAACAATTATGACAGCGACAAAAGCAACACCAAAAACAACTGCCTCAGTAAACGAAGATTTGCCAGCAAATCCTTTCATATTTGAAATTTTAAATCTTGTATCTAAGCAGAGGACCAACATTAAAAAAGTTGAAATTCTGAAAAAATACATAGATCCATCACTCAAAGCAATTTTTATTTGGAACTTTGATGAGAGTGTAATATCCGCTCTTCCGGAAGGAATTGTTCCATATTCAAGTGTTGGGGAGCAAAATTCATTCAGTGGAACTTTAAGTGAAAAAATAGAAGATGCCGTGGGTAAAATGAGTGAAATGGGATCTAATTCACTCGGTTCTCAAGACCAAGGATTTTCTTCAATTCGTAAAGAATATTCAAAGTTTTATAACTTTATTAAAGGTGGTAATGATGGACTGAGTTCTCTTCGTAGAGAAACGATGTTCATTAATATTCTTCAGGGTCTTCATCCTCTAGAGGCAGAGATTCTATGTCTGGTCAAAGATAAGAAACTTGAAACGAAATATAAAATCACGAAGGAAATTGTTTCTCAGGCATATCCAGAAATTGTGTGGGGAGGTCGTTCGTGAGTAGAGTTCGTAATGTGGAAAGCAATATCACCGAGGAGAAAACTACTATGGAATGGACTCCGGAAGAAAAGAAAGATATTCCTCCTCGTTATGGGTGTGAGATTCTGATTGAAAATGCATCACTTGCTCAGGTTAAAGATCCTTCTTTTCCTAATGATGCATATATCGTATCTTATACATTAAAAGGAAACTCTTATATGGATTTGTGTCGTGGTACAAGAGTTAAAATCTTTGATATGTATTACGATAAGTTCGGTCCAGATGTAATTACAAAAATTGATTGGGGATATGGAAGAGTATCTCCTAGGATTTGGGGATACAAAGCACCCGAAAAGAAAAAGAGAAAGTAATTTCTCATATCGGGCAAAAAAATTCCCCCAAAATTTTTGCCCCTTAAGGTTTTTTGAAAAGGTAGCAGCATGATACACTTTAGTATCGGTTGCTACTTTTTTGATTTTATGCTAATATATACAGTACGTTGATCGCACACGCGACGGAAGTACCATTTGGGAAGCAACGCACCAATACCTAAAAAGTAAAGGAGCAAACCTAATGTCCAAAGTCGTATATCGTGGTGTTGAATATGATACCCAAAAGCGTATTGAATACCAACAGCAAATGATGCAGCAACCCCAACAATACAACGAAACCTATCGTGGTATTAAGTATGTAAAGGAGGGGCACAAATGAACACTTATTTCGTTCGCTATCTCAAAACAAAAGCAAAGAAGGAAAAACTCCTTCAAGTAGCACAACTGAATATGGCAAAAAAACCACAAGTTGCCTGAAACTGGGAGGATTGACATCCTCCCTTTTTTTATGTAAAATAAGAGGAGAGTATTACAAGATATGGACAAAGAAAAATTAAAACTTATCGTTCGTAATATAGAATTGCTTGTGGATTCATTAAAGGCAGAAATCTATTCTGATGTTTCTGCTTATACTCCTATGGAACCGGTGAGAAAAAAGGCAATTTTAGACTATGATGAAATTTTTGAGGATAGTGATTTAGATGACGAATAGAGCAAAAGAATTGGTAAAGTTGCTTGAAAGATTGAGTAAACAAGATCATCTTTATTCTGATGAGCAACTGGTAGAAATGAAACAACAATTGCGAGTTGTAAAACAAGAACTTGCAGAACTTGAAGCAAAAACATCAAAAGGATTTGGAAAGAAATGAGACCTATTAAAGCAAAAGATCTTCTTGAACTTGATAAGAGACTTGAAGTAGTAAAACTTCAAGGATATCCAATTCCAGAGCAGGTAATTTACCAAGCAGGAAAGTGTGACTATTCGGAAATTCCTATTCATCATCAACAAATTCCTACACCGCAGAAGTGTGGTGAGTGGATTGTGGAGCAACTCCTAAGCAACGAGAGAGGGCACTGGGGACCTGTAGAACACCCCGGTATTACATTCTCGGTGTCTGGGTATGTCCACAACGTTATGGTGCAAGCAAGGACTCACAGGGTAGGTGTGACGTTTGATGTTCAATCTCAACGATACACTGGTAAGAGAGTTGTGAAGGTGGCACAAGGAGAATTGAAACCTGATGAAGTTTTCTATTCTCGTCCTCCTGGTTTCTATACCAATCGTAAGGGTAAGAAGTATGAATGGACTCAAGAAGATTATGATGATGAGATGAAATGGTATGTAGAAGGATGTAAGCGTTATGCTGTGAAGTATGAAAAGGGAATGTGTGAAGAACATATTCGTGATGGTCTAGCACAAGGAATTCGTCAAAACTTTGTAGTCTCTTGCAATCTTCGTTCTATTCTTCATATTCTTGATCTTCGTGCTAAGTTGGATGCTCAACTTGAAATTCAGGCATTAAGTGAACAAATTGCTCCCGAAATTCAAAAATGGGCACCAAATGTTTGGGGTTATTATGAAGAAAAGCGTCTTCATAAAGCACGGTTGAGTCCATAAATATTTTTGTAAATTATTATAACTTATGCCTACTTATAGATTTGAGAATACGGAAACGGGTGAAATCTTTGAGAAATGGATGTATATGGCAGATAAAGAACCATATCTCAAAGAAAACCCTCATATCAAAGCACTCATTCCAACACAAATGAATGTTGGTGAAGTAGGTGATTGGCGGAATAAACTAACTTCCAAGCACCCTTCGTGGAATGATGTATTGGGTCGTGCCCAAAAGATGCCCGGATCAAAAGTACAAAAACTCTAAACACTTATGGCAAGAAGAAAAAGAGCAGAGCAACCAATCGGTGTTGGTCTTACAACTCGTCAGGCAAAGCGTAAAAAACCGTTAAGTTCTGAATATCTAGTAGATATTGATCCACTTACCGAAAATCAAAAGAAACTTTTCAATTCTTATGCCGCTCAAAAACATTTAGTTGCCTATGGATGTGCCGGTACTGGTAAAACTTTCATTACTCTTTATAATGCTCTTCGTGAGGTTTTGGATGAAAGAACACCTTACGAAAAAATCTACCTTGTTCGTTCTTTAGTTGCCACAAGAGAAATTGGATTTCTTCCCGGTTCTTATGATGACAAGTCAGATATTTACCAGATTCCTTATAAGAATATGGTGAAGTATATGTTCCAACTTTCAAGTGATGCCGAATTTGAGATGCTTTATGGCAATCTTAAGGCACAGGAAACAATTAAGTTCTGGAGCACCTCATTCCTCAGAGGAACTACGCTTGATAATTCTATTATTATTGTGGATGAGTTCCAAAAC